TATTAGTATCAATAACTTCATCCTCATATCTAAACAACTCACACTTGAGCGTATAAACATAGTTTTTCTGAAGTTGGTAGAATGGTTTTTCGTGTTCAACAAATTTAATTTCAAATAATCTATCTCCCAAAGGAAAATAAATTAAATCACCCTCTTTTGGTCTGGTAGATAATTTAATATTTGATTTATTTTTAATTAAAGGGGAAATATAAGTTTTAAACCTCTCTCTAGAGATAGTCAATGTTAGTTCTTGTGTCTGTTGAATTCCAAATTTAGATAAAATTGTCGTATTGTCAGCGTACCCATCAAAGTTTTCGATATATGCTTCTATAGGATATGCGTCCACAAAGGATGACTGTATAACCTCTTTTATAATTGTTTTCTCTGTAAGATATTTTCTTGGTAGGTAATGAACTTCTACCCCATACATTCTAAGCTGTTCATTAATTAAATCTTGTATTAAACCCTGTTCTGTGAGTGAACCCTGTTGAAAAAAAGGATTTAACATTTGATTATCCTATAAAATCAAGCGGAGGAAGTTCATAAGTAGACGACATTTTTTCTGCAATCGCCTCAAGTTCTCTTTGTGCATCATCATAAATCTGTCTTCCATTTAACTCAATTCCACCAGGTAATTTTACTCCTTGGAACTTAATTAAATTTTGACCCCACTGACGTTTAATCAAAGCAGTTAAATATCTTTTTAAGAAAGGATCATTCCAAACTCTACTATAATCGTTTGGGTCTAATGTACGGTAACAATCAATAATTATATAATCATCAACTTTTACGCTACCCCAATCAATATCTAAATACAGTCTGTTTTGTCTTTGATTAAATCTAATTTGTTTTTGAGTGGTTAAAAGAAAATCAATGTCTTCCAAATAACTTTTTGTCATCGCATATGTTAAAATTTCAGTTGATCCAAAATAGTAAATATCATTTAAAAATAATTGATATTTAATACTAAACATATTATTTGTTGTGGTATTTGTACCATCAAAATGATAAATTTTAGTAATTCCAATAACTGAGGGAGGGACCTGTAAGAAGTTACTATTCTCTTTATATGAAAATGTCGTGGCAGTTCCTACAATAGTTGCTGTCGCTGTTGTTGTCGCAATACCAACATTTGAATTATTTCCAGGAGCTCTCCCCCTATCAATGTCTGCTTGAGTTATTTGATACTTTAAAAAAACTTGTCCTACACCATCAAAATGCCTTTCATAAAAATATTGAAGGGCATCATCAACAAGATCTTCCACTTGCTCATCGGCAACATTTATTTCCAGCACAGGGGCTCCCAGTTGCCTTTTACAATAACTGATTAATTCTGTTCTGCTCGCTGGTTGTGCCATTTATACCTTTACTCTTAAAAATATTTATGATATAGTGACTAAACTAATCATAATCTGGGGTCAGGTTGAATAAAACTTCTTGTTGCTTAAGATATAGTTTATAGTATGATTTTGCAACATTTTTTAAAGTCTCAATATCATCAATATTGTCTATTTCCAAAGCATATTTAAAATATTCAAAACTTTTATTTAAATTTTCTAACTCTATTTTATCTGGATCCATTGAGTAACTCCTTGAGTAAAAATTTAATTTCATTGATATCATCTTTCATATTAGCGACTTCATCCTCGATAGTTTGTATATGTCGATTCTTTTCTTCTTTTGTTGCCCTCCTAGAAACATATTGCTCATAATCTAATCTATTGACATTAATGATTGAGTTTGTATGAGGATCTCTTGCTAAATCAGCATGACCCTCGACATTATGATTTTCCATATTAAGCAAGAGCAATAACCCTTAAATCTTTTATTCTTGGAACATAAACTTGACTTGTTGAAGTCAGTAATAGTTTGATTCTATAAGATCTAAATGCTGGAAGTTGATCTGCTGTGAATACATACTCTTTGAACTCAATTTCATCACTGGAGAATCCGTAAGTGTTTGTTTTTGGCACAAACACGTCAGATTCACCATTATTATCTTTCTGTGCGATTACTTGACCTTTAGTGTTTAAATTAGAAAATCCAGGGAATGGAATAAAAATTGGATTAAATCCTGGGGTATTTCCAATTGCATAGAATGCTCTTAGATCAGAATTTAAGTTAATATGCGCGGCCACTAAAATTTTAATGGAGGACGCAGAATTTTCCAATGTGATTTCTTTTGAAACATACTGACATGCAGTTGGATCAGTGTCAATTGCATTTACTCTACCATCTGTCGCATAGTTTGTAATGACTTGATTTACTCTATTCGATGTAAGAATAACACTCACTCTCTCCGCATCAATGACGGGAGAAACTCTACTATCCACTGTAGTCATTAGCAATTTCATATTAAGAGATTTTGCTCCAGTAGTAATATTAGTAAGTTTTGCATTCTCATTAACTTTTGATGCGATCATTCTTGGGCTATCAAGGTAATTGGGTTCATTGAGAGCAATGACTTCAAATCCTTTATCAGTATATGGAATTTCATTTCCACTTATACTCTTACTTGTAATTGTTCTGACCTCTCCTGTTAGATTTGTACCACGAACAGTGACATTTTGAACCACTGGAGTGATGATTTCGAAAGGCATATTTTGAGTTGCTTTTACATTATATCCACCTGCGGACTTTGTTCTATTAACATATAGTGCTGGATATCCAACATCATTACTCCTATCATCATTATCATTATCAAGGGCAGTCATATTCAGTTTAATGTGATATGAGTCGAATGTAATGGGATCACTTATGGTTACATCGTTTAGGTCATGTGTTTTATTGATACGTTGTAAGTTTACTCCACCAAGTTCATATTTATAAACAGGTGTTCCTACAGGGTAAGAAAGTGGATTTAAACCTCTTGCAATATTTCCAGCAATATTATTTCCACTAACCGATGTATATTCAATAATTTCGTTTCCAATCAACAGATATCCAATATTTGTTGTTCCAACACCAACATTTTCGAAAGTAGAAAATGCAGTAGAATCAGTTACCGCAATTGAACCTGTTGAGGAAGCATCATACGCTGCTGTTAGTTTTGTTGGTTTAACATCGGAAAGTGCCCCTTGAATTTTAACTTTATTATCACTGAAATACATTCCGTGATTTTGATGATTAACTTTAACGTGCAGTCCGTCATTTATTACAACAATTGCGGTAGGAGTTACATTTCCTCCTTGATTGGAGTTTAATGTCGTTGTTATACCAGAACTATTTGTATATCTCATCGTAAATCCAGCACCGGTAACAAAATTACCCTGGACGTTATCTAAGATAAGTTCGCTTGTTAGACCGATTCCAGATATGGTCAATCTAGCATTTTTTCCGACAGATGCGGATCCAATGGTTGTAATTCCAAGAACATCCCCAACTTGATATCCAGATCCACCCCCACTGATAGTTGCTGCGACAGCAACGCCATTAGAGATAGTGATATTTGCGGTAGCACCCCTGCCACCTCCAGTGACTGTGACTAAATTAACTCCACTAAAGGTTTGCCCCCCACTGGAAGGAGTATAACCAATGCCTGCATTAGAAATCGTTAAAGTTCCAGTGGCAGATCCAGCAACTCCAACTAAATCACCAGTTGCATTTGTTCCAAGTTGAGAGAACGTATTTCCCAAAACATATCCAGAATCAGATATAGTTGTTCCAAGACCAACTCTAACTTTTCTAGAATTTAAGACCAAAGAATCTGGTTGTAATGTTGCTACTTGTCCATTACCCTCTGTTAGTTCTGGATTATAAAATTCAACAGATCCTGAAGTTAGAAAGTCAGCTCTATATAAAGTAAATTTAAGATCCTCCCATTGACTTGGTTCCCAAGTGGAGGCATTTTGTGATTTAAATAGTGATCCTAAGAATGGTTGAGTAGAAACAAACGTTTGAGTTATTAAATCAGTTTCAGTGACCCTGGATATAAAAACACGATATTTTGTGGAATTAGACAACAGACACATGGCATATTCTTTTGCACCTTCCAAATAAACTGGAGCATCAAACACAATTGTAGTTGCAATTGATCCATCAGTAGATATTAATACCTGATCAGGATCAAGAACAATTTCTGAGAACGGTAAAATCTTTTGTGTTGGAAATCCATTTTCCATTGTTCTTAGTTGGAAAATGAAAGGGATATCCATATCATCTTTTGCTCCAAAGAAAATATCACATCTTGTAACAAATACGCCACTATCATCATCAACTAAAAATGATTGTGCTAACGGATCACGGCCCCCTCCGCCTCCACGGCCCCCACGGGCACCGCCACCGAAGACACGAGGCGGAGCGGGCCGTGGCGGCGGAGGGGGGGGCGCCGGAGGGCGGGGCGCCCCAGGGCGTGGCGCCGGAGGTGGAGGCGGAGGGAGGGGCGCCGGAGGGCGGGGCGCCGAAGGGCGGCCGGGCGCCGAACTGGGTGGCGCCGGAGGGCGGGGGATGGTGACCTCGGAAAGAATCGTGCTCCCCACGACTTGTGTTCCTAAACTTCTAGCAATATCTCTACTTTCAGAAGTTTCTTTAATTTCAACTCTAGCATTGCGAACAGAAATAATATTTTCCTGAACTGTTTCTTGAGTTCCTGATGCTGAAAATGCCTCTTGCGCGGATGTGGTTGCAAAATTTTGATTATTGCTTTCATCATTAATGATATTAAATATTTTAGTTCCAGTTTCAAATCTAGGGTGATTTAGACCGTTTGGATTTGGGATGAAGAAACTGCCAATTAGTGTGGCAGATAAATCAGAGACTAACCTAACATTGGTGATTGTTGCTCTTGCTCCGCTTGTTTCCCCGATTAAAGTCATATTAGACTCTACATACCCACTAAACTCTCCTTGGGCTTGACTTGCTAGAGAGAAGGTATCCACATTAAGAATATTTGATGTTGATGAGTAAGTTCCAGATAATGATTGACTTGTATATGGATTATTCACAAATGTCACTGTTGGCAGATTATATGGACCCTCCTTGTGATTTGATTGAGCAACTCTGAAAGTTATTTGAGGTGAAGTATTACTTAAATCTGGATTTAAACCAGTATTTAAACGTCTACCAATGACTTTTTCGCCAACTCGAAATACTCCAGAATTCATACTAATTTCTAAGAGTTTTGGAACACAATACTTAGTTACATCTTTGCCATCAAAAAATGCATAAAGTCTTGTAAGTGGTTTAACTTGTTTAGAAACAAATTGAATATTTCTAGATCTCATAAATGGTATTATATTTCTACTTACAACCCTATCTCCAAGGGATGTTCTATCAGATCGTTCACTAACAACAGTTCTTGATCCAGTCCTTGTTGCGACTCCTGTTTCTATAGTTTCTCTTAAGTTCTCTCGAACAGTTCGAATCGTAGTGCCAGTATTGACTGTGACAATCCTTGTTGACTCTACATTATTTCTACCAGTCCAGTTATCCTGCCAGGAATTCCAAACAATCGGAGCAAATCCAGTTTGAGGATCTACATTTTGAGTTTTTCCTAATCTAAGGAGTGTAAGTGCATAGTTACCCTCAACTTCAATAATTTTTGATTCCAGGCGAGTAGTATCAACCCAAGTGTCAGAGGAGGGTGTTAATGCTATTGTTCCTCTCCAGAAATTAAGTAGAAAAGGAGTTACACTTTCGGTACGAGTTCCAAATGGTTGCTCTAGATATTCAACTTCTGCATAGTCTAGAGTTACTACATCATCCGCTCTCCTGATATTAACCCCTTCAACTATATTAAATCTAAGATCCTGTGTTGGATCAATATTAGTAACGGGTCCAAAAATTAAATTAACTGAATTAGTGTAATGTCTTGGTCTTAGTTCTTTATTTTGAATATCAATGCTATTTTTAATACCGCTATTTTCCTCTTGTGTTCTAAAGGAACTAAAGTTGTCTACAAAAAATCCAGATTTAAATCTATTTAATCCATCTGCATCAGGAACAAATAAATTTGATGTATTAGTTTCTAGTAAAGACAGTGTGGTATAAAATTCAAGATTTCTAATTCTATTTTCGAGTTGCTTAATATCAACCATGCGATATCTTTTATGTTCTAAAA